ATGCCCTCCACCAAATACGAAGATTGTCTGAGATTCTAAGAATTAACCTATTGTGGCATATTGAACAAAAAATGTGTTACAACGAAGGTAGGGAAAATAAACACGGAAAGGAATATTAAAATTTACCAAGTAAACATTATGAATACGAGTTTTGAACGAAGTAAGCAGACAACGGATGAGTGGTACACTCCCAAATGGATAGTGGACGCTTTGGGGAGTTTTGATCTTGATCCATGCGCTCCTGAAAATCGTTTGTGGAACACCGCCAAAAGACATATAACGCCTTCTGAGGATGGTTTAAAAACTGAATGGGGGGGGGTAAGAGTATGGTTAAATCCTCCGTATTCACGTCCTCTTATTGAGCGATTTGTGGAAAAGATGGTAAGGAACAACAACGGTATAGCATTGCTTTTTAATCGCTGTGATAGCAAGATGTTTCAAGATCTCATTTTCCCAAATGCAAGCGCAATAATGTTTGTGAAGGGTAGAATAAAATTCTATCGACCAGATGGTACACAAGGAGATAGCCCAGGGTGCGGTAGCGTTCTTATAGCCTTTGGTGAGGAAAACGCAAAAATACTGGAATATTCTAATATACCTGGTAAATATATAAAACTCAACAATTAAGATGGAAAAGAAAAAAGTAATATTGACCTTATGCAAGTCTTTCCCCGTAACTCATAGCAAAGCTGGCGAGGCTACAGACTTTGAAAAGAAGTTGAAAGACAAAAGTAAGATCCATACAATCCGATACAACGCAAAAAATGTATGGGATGGACGGTATAAAGATATTGTTTCTGGTAAAAAATATCTTTCAATACGTGAATGGACTGGTAGACCGTATAATTCGGAGCAAAAGGAAATAGCCCAATTACCCAAAATCGGACTGCAACACGTAACCATGACATATAACTCTGAGGATGCTTACCCTGAAATATGGATAGACAACAAGAAAGTTTCAATCCATGAAGTAGCGAAAAATGATGGTCTGAGCGTAGAGGACTTTGTAGAATGGTTTTTCGGGAACAACAAAGAGAATGTTTTTGAAGGTGTAGTTATTCATTTTACAGGATTTAGATACTAAAGCTATGAAGAAGATTTATAAATATGCGATTGAAATAACAGACGATCAGGATATTGTAATGCCAGTTGGTGCTAAGATCCTGACAGTACAGAATCAGAACGGAGTTCCTTGTATATGGGCTATAGTAGATCCTAATTCGGAAAAAGAGAATGTGCATATCAGAGTGCATGGCACAGGGCATAATGTTCCAGACAGTGATAGGCTGGAATACATAGGAACTTTTCAAATGTGTGGTGGTTCGCTTGTGTTCCACGTTTTCAAAGTATTGTGATGAATGGCGATAGGCATTGTAGCGAGTGTAAGCACTTTTGGAGTAATCCAAAAGTCGGTCAGATGTATTGCTGTAAACTTTCTAAGAGGATAACTGCAAGAAAGAAGCCATGTAAATTTTACGAAAAACCAACGAAATAATGGAAACTAATGCAACAAAAAGAACTGATATTTTCCAGATAGATCCACGTAACATAGTGGTGATGGAAAAATTCAACGCTCGTAGAGATTTCGATTTAGAGGAATTAAAGGAGCAAATCAAAGCTAAAGGAGTTCTTAACCCTATTACCGTACTTCCTTTCAAAGATGAGGACGGTATAGAACGGTACAAGCTGGTGGATGGTGAAAGACGCTATCGGGCTACCATGCTTGCGATTGAAGAGGGTACAAACATTCCTTACATTAAGGCTTTGAAGCTGCCTAAAGACACAAGTACGGAAGAGCTTCTAATCGAGCAAATGATGAGAAATGAGGGAAAGCGTTTTTCTGAATATGAATGCGGTATCATGTTCAAACGCTTTAAAGAAGAGTTCGGATATACCCAAAATGAGATAGCTGAAAAGTTTAAAAAATCTCCAGCTTTTGTGAGTAAATGTTTATCCCTAATGGATCTCCCTGTAGAGATTCAGGAACGTATTATAAACAAACAAATATCGGCTTCTGCTGCTAAGGACATTGTAGCCAATTACGATACGGAAGAGGAACAAGTAAACGCCACAAGAAAAGCCGTAGAATTAGCCGAAAAGCAAGGGAAAAGGACTGTTACCAATAAAGAAATTAACGCTGTACAGAAAGAGGCTAAGGAAGCCAAAGAGATAGCTCAGGCACTCCGTAAGGTGTGGGCTTATCTGGATGGCGGTGTTATGGTAGATGTGGATAAGCTGGCTATCCTTCTGGATAAAACAGAGAGTTTAAGTAATGCAATGAAACAATATAAAAAATTGAGTAAATGAAAGTAGTGTTTTTTGACCTGGAAACTACAGGAACGTTAGTAAACAAACATGGGATCCACCAGATTAGCGGTATGATCGTTATAGACGGTGAAGTAAAAGAAACCTTTGATTTCAAGGTACAGCCTAACCCTAAAGCGGAAATAGTGCAAGAGGCTTTAGATGTGGCTGGTGTAACCAAAGAGCAGATCCTATCTTATCCGGCAATGGGGTATGTGTACGGACAATTTACGGCTATTTTGAACAAATACGTGGATAAGTACAATAAGCAGGATAAGTTTTTCCTTGCTGGTTATAATAATGCTTCATTTGATAACCAGTTTCTCCGTGCATGGTTTTTACAGAATGGGGATAAATATTTCGGATCTTACTTCTGGAGTAATTCTATAGATGTAATGGTTTTGGCAACTCCTTATCTGGCTTCTCAACGCTCACAGATGGAAAATTTCAAGCAAGGAACTGTAGCAAAGGCACTCGGTATAGAAATAGACGAAAGCCGGCTACATGATGCCTTGTATGACATTCAAGTATGCAAATCTATTTACGATATTGTTTCACCATATAAAATGTAATGTTATGGAAAAGATTAATATTCAACTTCCTCAGTATTGGAAAAAGAAGAAACTTAACCCGGAGTTTATAAAAGAACTTGAATCAACTGCAAAAAGCGATCCGTTTACAAAAGATGAGTTCGGGGAATATCGGTTTGGTACATTTCTTCATGGTTGCGCTATTGTCAAAGTTGAAATGACTGATAACCTTCTGAGCGTTGCTATTCACAGCCAACATCCTATAGGTTTGCCAATGATTAAGGAGATTCGCTATAAATACGCTCCGAATAATTGTCTTATGACAATGCTAATGCCTTCAAGGGAACAGCAGATTAGCGATAATACCGTAGTGCTTTATCAGATTCCAGGATCTTTTAGCGATACGACAGATGTTGAATTTGAGGAAGGGAAAGAATGATCTATATAGGGATTGATACAGGTGTACATACCGGGATTGCTATCTGGGATAACCGAAAGCGTTCTTTGGAAATGGTAAAACAAATGCCTATTCATAGGGCTATGGCAGTTGTTCAGTCTTATGCGGATATGCAAAAGACGGGTGTAGGCGATAAAATCATAGTAAGAGTGGAGGATCCACGACAGCGCACCTGGTTTGGTACAGAGAGAATGACACGTGAAGAGGAACGGAAGAGGCTACAAGGTGTAGGATCCGTAAAACGTGATGCTACAATTTGGGAAGATTACCTTACCGAACTTGGTGTTGAGTTTGAAATGGTTGCTCCTAAACGGAATATAACAAAGATGAGCCAGGAATATTTCAAGCAGCTTACGGGATGGAAAAAGCAAACCAACGAGCATAGTAGGGATGCTGCCATGTTAGTATTTGGCTTTTAGATGTTTTTTGCTTTTTATTGGTGTATATATACGCCAAAATTTATATCTTTGCATTAATTGATAACATTGATATTATGACTATTACGACAGCTATCTTTATAGTAGCAGGTGCTTTGGCGGTATTCATTACCGCTATGCACTTTGCAAATCTTTTCCTACCGTATGATCCGATTACACCAGGTAAATCTATTACCGTATATCTGGATGGTAAGTTTAATAGGGTGGCAACGATCACAAGCATAGAGAACGGTTGTATCTATGTGTATGATAAATTACCGTTACCATTGCATTACAGAGGAAAATTTTACGCTGTAGGCAGAATGACGGACGGGCATAAGGTTATGTTTTTAGGGAAGCGGAAATTTTATCTGTTGATGCGCTTTGTGGAGGCTTTCAGAAAGATAGCCCGTATTCCTGAATTTGAAAAGGAGGTTTAACATGGAAGAGATAGAGATCGTTTACCGTAAAATCTCGGATCTAACTCTGTTGGATGATAACCCACGAAAGATAAGCAAGAGAGATTTAGAGCGTTTGGTAGATTCCATCCGCATAAATGGTTTCTGGAAACACCGTCCTATTGCTTTGTCTGAGCGTGAAGGAAAGTTGTATGTACTGGCAGGACACCAACGGATAAAGGCTGCAAAGAAGCTGAAAATATCGGAAGTGCCGACAATCTTGTACCACAACCTAACCGAAGAGCAGGAAGCGGATATAGTTCTAAGGGATAACATCAACAATGGCGAATGGGATTTTGAAAAGCTACAGCTTGGAGATTGGAGCAACAAGGCTGATTTCTCTTTTATAGGCTTGGATATTCCAGTAGAGGATAAACAGCCGGAAGATGAGGAAGTAGCCGATGAAGAACAAGAGGACAACGAAAAAGGGGAAAGCTCGGAAGATGATCCGGTAGTGGATGAAAAAGAGGATTTTTACAGATCCATGCTTAACGACTGTTTGTATGAGAGCAATAACGAGTTTGACATTCCTAATTTATTGCTGGAAGAACAAGCCGGAAAACTTCTTTTGCCTTTTGCCCCCTGGGGAGCCGATAGCCGATTAAGGAAAGATGTTGCTACTTACCACTTCTATGTAGATGATTATCGCTTTGAAGCTATTTGGAAAGATCCGATCAAGGTGCTAACCAGTGGTGTAAAAGCGTTGGTAGAGCCAAACCTTTCAGTTTACGATACAACTCCGATAGCTTACGGTTTACAACAGATTTACAAGAAACGCTGGATAAGCCGATACTTTCAGGAGTGCGGTATCAAGGTGTACGCAGATCTGAATGTTTCTGTGAAGTTCAAAGAGTATAATAAGTTAGGCTTACCAAAAGGTTATAACGCTTTTTTCACTCGTGGTTATGCTGGTCGGTTGGAATATCTGAAAGGAGAGTTTGAAGTAGCCAAAGAAATATCCGGCTTGCAAACTCCTAACTTGCTTGTGTATGGCGGTGGTGATGAGATCAGAAAGTTTTGCATAGACAACAGCCTGGTTTACGTCCAGGACTTTATTAACGATAAAAGTTCAAAAAAAGATGGCAAAAACAAGCGGAAGTAATGGAGGTTTGCCGAATGGCGATTCAAACTACAAAGGTAAGGTAGGCAAACTGGAACCTTTGGCTTCAATTAAGAACCCGAAGGTGTACAAGTCTGTAAAAGAAAGTATCTCACGTTTTCACTCTGTTTTGGGAGTAAGACAGAAAGATATTAAGATCGGACAACTGGAGGCTGGTACGGGTGGAGTGCATATTTCCCAAAATGGAGTATCTAAACAAGTCGTTTTGAATAAATCCGTTTTCAATGGGAAAAATACCACAACTCAAAGCGTTGCTAAATGGGCTGAGAAAGGCTACAAAAGCGGACATTTGACGAAAACCAACAAGCCAGTAGCGCATATTGTTACTCACGAGCTGGCGCACGCAACTTGGAACAACCATTTAACAAACCCCAATGCAAAGGCAGCAAGTAAAAGCATAAACAGCCTTTATAAGAAATGGGGTAATGATAAGTCGAAACAAGGTTATGGTAAATATGCCAAAACCAATGTAAACGAGTTCTGGGCAGAAGTATGTACAAAAGCCGTTCATGGTAAGGCAGATAAGTACACAAAAGCAGCTAAAAATATAATCAAGGAGTATAAATTATAACGTATATTTGCGGAAAACGCAATAAAATATTGAGCTATGGATAAAATAGAATTAACCGATTTGCAAAAGCAGCTTATTCAAAAGCAGCTAAATGATAAGTACGATCCGTTTATGGCTACGGAAGAAGAACAAGAAGCCTTCAATGACGTAATAGACAAAGCCGAAGCGTTATCGGATGAGCTGGACGCTGTAGATGATTACATAGACAACTACAACGGTGATATGATAGCCTGGTTTTGGGCAAAGTACCAAGAGCAGGAACAAAAGGAACAATGATGAATTAACCAGGTAAAGAATTAATCAGGTGGGAGTTCCTATCTGATTTTTTCTTTCCTTCCAACGGCGTACATATACACCAAAACAACGAATAAACAACGGAATGGCACTCTTTGAGAAAGGCAATAACATAGGGAATAGATTCACAAGCGAAAACCAGCCAAAGAAAAATGGTCGGAAGCCTTCAATGTATAAACAGCTCAAAGAGCTTACAGGTAAAAAAGTAGATTATGAGCTGAGCAAAGAGGACTATTATAAAACAATTCGGTTTCTTCTTGAACGATCCAAAGGGGAGCTAAATAAAATCATGGCTGACGCAAACAAGGAAGATAGCACTACTCCGATTTGGGTGTGTAATATTATCAGTGCAATCTTTACAGATATTCGCTTTGGTCGGACTTCAACGGTTGAAATGATATTCGATAGAATTTTTGGCAAAGCAGCCCAACCGATAGAAGGGGATATAAATGCCAATGTGTCTGGTGGACTGGAGCCGGATCTATCCAAACTTTCAACCGAAGATCTTTTGGTTTATCATGGACTATTGGAAAAGATGAATGGCAAAAAATAAAAACATACAAATACCAATGGCTCTTGCAGTCAAAATAGAGCTGTTTAAACGTGGCTGTTTTGACTTCATTACTGTTAAGGATGGAAAGAAGCACGAAAAGCAGGAAAAGGCTTTGCAGATCCTTACAGACAATGAGCACGCAGAGTTTTTGTATGGTGGTGGTGCTGGTGGTGCTAAGTCGTGGACTGGTGCTGCCTGGCTTCTTTTTATGTGCCTTTGTTATCCAGGTTCCAAATGGTTTATTGGTCGAGCTGAGTTAAAGCGTATTACCCAATCTACCTTAATAACTTTCTATAAGGTTTGTAATCAATACGGAGTAGAAGATACTTTGTATAAATACAATGGGCAGTATAACTATATAGAGTTTTACAACGGATCCCGTATAGATTTGCTGGATTTGATGTATAAGCCTGGAGATCCTTTTTATGAAAGATACGGATCTATAGAATATACTGGCGGTTGGATAGAAGAAGGTGGAGAAGTAAACTTCGGTGCTTATGACACTCTTAAAACTCGTGTAGGTCGCCACTTGAATAATGAGTTAGGGTTAAAACGAAAGTTGTTTATCACGTGTAACCCTAAAAAGAACTGGATGTATGATACCTTTTACACTCCATTCAAGAAAGGTATATTGCCTGAGTATATGTACTATCTGGGTTGTTTGGTACAAGAAAACCCCTTCATAGATCCAGACTACATAGAAGGTTTGAGAACAACCAAAGATAAGGTTAAAAGAGAGCGTTTGCTAAAAGGTAACTGGGAATATGACGATAACCCCAATGCGCTTTGTTCTCACGATGCGATCACAGCCATTTTTAATAATCTACTATCAATAACCACTGGGAAGAACTATATAACAGCAGATATAGCCCGATTTGGATCCGATTACGCCCGGATTTGCGTTTGGGATGGTTATACGATCATAGACTTAAAATGCTTTCCACTAAGTAAAACTACGGACATACAGAAATGTATTCAACACTTCCAGAAAAAATACAGAATACCTAAATGGCGGTGTATCGCTGATGAGGACGGTGTAGGCGGTGGCGTGGTGGATAATTGCGACATACAAGGCTTTGTAAATAACAGTCGTGCTTTAAAGGATGAGAACTACCAGAACTTACAAACACAATGCGGTTACAAGCTGGCAGAACACATAAACGCCTCAGAGATTGGAATCAATGAGGAACTGTTAAGCTCAGCAGACAAAGAGCAAATTATCCTTGAACTGGAGCAGTTGCAAACATGGGATGTGGACGGAGAAGGCAAATTAAAGCTAAAACCGAAAGAGGAAATCAAGCAGGAAATTAGATGTTCTCCAGACTGGCGAGATGTGTTCTTAATGCGCTGTTGGTTTGACTATAACGAGTATGATATACCGGATGATATAGAAGCAAGATTAGGAGTTATTTAAAAATTTGAATTATGGGATTTTTTAATGTTATCAAGAATGAAGTAAAAGCTGCTGTAGGCTATCAGCAAAATTTTACGTCTTTGTTGGAGGCTAAGGATATTTCAAGAGCCTTGAACTATATGCAAGATCGTTCCGGCTTTGCTGAAAAAGCCTTGCTGGAGTACAAGGTAGAAAACCATGAGGTTATGAAAAGGCAGGATAAAGCCGTTTATGATAAGAAAGGGAATTTTCTTAGATGGCAAAGACGTTGGAAAATTCCTATCCCCTATCAGGCTTTTATCAATGAAATTGCGCTTGTTTTCTTATATGGCAGACCTGTAAAATGGACGCAAAGAAGCAAAGGTACTGATTATGCTTTTGAGCAATATATAAAACTGCTGGAACGTTTACGCTTTAATGCCAATGTAAGAGAGGCTAAACGTGTTGCTGGTGCTGAGGGTACTTCTGCTATGCTATTTCATGTATTCCGAAATAAAGAAGGCAAACCAGATGTATTATTGAATGTGTTGTCTAAACAAAACGGGGATGATATTTACCTTATCAAAGATCAGTATAAGCGTATGACTGCTTTTGCTTGGGGATATTATCTGAATGAATCCGGCAATCGGAGTGTTTACCATGTGGATATTTACAAAGATGATACGGTTTATTACTGTAAGCGTGTTAGTGTAGGTTGGGAAGTGAAGGCAATCCCCAATGTGATAGGGAAAATTCCCGTTATCCTCTTTGAGCAAGAGTTAGAGCATGAAGGAACACAGCCCATGATACACCGTGTAGAAAGCATGGAATCTACAGATGCAGATGTAAACGATAGATTCGCTAACCCGGCAATGGTAGCAACCGCAGAAGTGCTTAACAGCTTGCCTAAAGCAGAAGAAGAGGCAAAACTATTCATTCTAAAGGAGGGTGGCAAGGTTGAATATCTTACATGGGATCAGGCTTCACAAAGCAAGGCAAATGAATACGAACGGCTGGATAAGCATATTCTTTCAAAATCTTTCACTCCTAACATAGATTTTGACAATATGAAGAGTTTGGGCAATCTGTCTGCTAAAGCTATCAGAAAAGTAATGCTTCTTGCAGTGATTAAAGCTGAGAAACGAAAGGAAACCCACGATAATTACATGAATAGAACGGGTAATTTGCTACGTGCTATTCTGGGTAATGTTTTGGACTACCAGCACAAAGCCGAATATGAAGCATTACAGTTAGGGCATGAGTTTCAAGAGCCATTCGGTGAAGATGTGAGCGATATTCTTGCTGATATATCAAAGCAGTATAACGATGGAGCGATGAGCCGACAAACTTATGTGGAAATGAGCTACCTTATCAAAGATGCAAAAACGGAAATTGAGCGTTTGAAGCAGGAAGATTTAGAAGCCATAGCTAAACAGCAGGAGTTAAACAGAATAGATGTGTTCGGTGGAGGTGAATAATGGCAAAGAAAGTAAAACTATCAGAAACAAAGTACCATTGTAGGGATTGCAAGCACTCTTACGACTGGCACGAGAAGGATTATAAAGGTGAGTTCTTCCTTTGTCGGTGTCCTTTCTTCAAATACTCTAAATTCTTAAACAAAGATTACTGTGAACACTTTGAGTTAAAGCGCAATGGCAAAAACTAAATACGTCAATTCCACGCAGCTACAAAAAGAGCTGTTTAAACGTACAGAAGGGTACGCAGCTAATGTACGTGCGATTTATCAAAACTACTTACTTCGGATTATTAACCTGGTAAAAGGTACGGAGTTAGAAGAAGGTAAACCGTTCTCTTTCTCCGAATATGGCTATAGTGATGAGGCTACAGCCATATTTAGAGAAATGTACAGCCGTTTGTATCAAGAGATAAGGAATGACGTACAAAATGAATGGCTGCTTTCTAATCAGCATAACGATGAGCTGGTAAGAAGTGTATTCGGTGAAAACTCTATCAATGATAATCACTTTGCCCGATTCTTTAAACGCAATATGGAGGCTATGAATGCTTTCTTTGCTCGGAAAACTGGAGAAGAAGGGCTAAGTCTATCGCAAAAGGTATGGAAGTACACAGGACAATTTAAAGAAGAGCTTGAAAACTGCTTGGATCTGGCTATAGGAGAGGGTACAGGAGCCAATAAGTTAGCATCCAAAATACAGACCTACCTACAAGATCCTGATCGCTTTTACAGAAGATTCAGAATAAAGGTCGGTGAGGATGAAAACGGAAATACGGTGTATGGTCGTGTATGGAAACGTAGGGTATATGACAAAGAAACTGAAAGTTATAAATGGGTAGATGATAACCCGAAGAAATATCATCCTGGACGTGGCGTATATAGATCTTCATACCGTAACGCTCAACGTTTGGCACGTACTGAAACCAATATAGCCTACAGAACTGCCGATTTTGAACGATGGGGGCAGTTAGATTTTATAATTGGCTATGAAATCAAACTGTCAAACAACCACCCATGCCATGATATTTGCGATGAACTTGCTGGCAAATATCCCAAAACTTTTAAATGGACTGGCTGGCATCCGAATTGTCGGTGCTACATGATCCCGATTTTAGCTGGTGAAGATGATATAGAGGATATGCTTAACAAGATCCTGGCTGGAGAGGATGAAGAAATAAGCAAAAAAGGGCAAATAACGGAGTTTTCAGATGAATTTGTACAATGGGTAAAGGATAACGAAGATCGCATGAATGAAGCCAAAACAAAAGGCACTCTACCCTATTTTGTCAAAGACAACTATACAGCTATAGAAGAAACCTTGCATCCTCTCACGCCTGAGCAAAAACACTACAAAGGGCTGGTTGCTCAATATGGGGAAGAAAACGTGAAAAAGCTATATGAGGCTTTCGATTCTTTCAAAGCCAAAATTTCTACTGGTGATTTGGAGTACCAAATCAAGAAGCTAAAGTTTGAGGCTAATTGGGTTGAGGAAAAGAATAAATTCCCGACTTCTCCCGAAATGGTGAAAATGCTAAAAAAAGAGCTGGCTATAGTTGAGGCAAAATTTCAATACCAACAAGCCGTAAATGCTGCCAAGCCTATTTTGAACTATAAAAGCAAGAGTAAACCGTTAAACTCGATTCTGGCGGAACTGAATGAGGCTATAGCCAATGAAGCGACTGCAAATGAGATACAAGCCTTGACAGCAAAAGCGACTGCCAAAATACAAGAGATAGAAAAGGCTCGGCTCGCAAAGCTGGTTAAACAAGGTGCGGACGGATCCACTTTGGATCTTTACGCTACAGAACAAGAAAAACTGGAAATAGCACGGCTCCAATCTGAATATGATAAGGCTATGGATCTATACGGCAGTCAGTGGAATAGTGAAGTAAGTGCTTGTTATGTCCGGCTTGCTGATTATAAAAAGGAGTTGGCTTTAAAGTACGTATCGAAACAAGGAAAGCTGGTTAAGCTGAATGGAGAAACTGAGGAACTGGCAAAAAAAGCACTGGAAGAGTATATAAATGCGCCAGTTAATCATAGTGCTAATAACGCCATCGGTGGACGCTGGCAGAACTATAGTAGTGAAGCCGGAGCAATGGAGCGTTACAGCAAAAAAACGGGTATATCCGTAGATGAGCTTGCTTTGATTAACCGATATACATACGGCTCCAAATGGTGTAATAATTACGGCTATGGCATTGTTGATCCGTACTTTGGCAAAGTACAAGATTATGAGGGATTATGCCAAAAATATTATCCGGCTTGTAATGCTGCCTTAGAAAAAATGCCTCGCTATAATGGTACTGTATTCTCTGGTATCAGCTTTGACGCAATGAAGTTGGATAAGTATATTCAAGAAATGAAAGCGTGTCTATCATCCGGGCAACCCTATGTAAACAAAGCATTCATGTCCTCTACTACCAATATTGATAGAACTGCCATCTTTGGAGATAACCTAATGCTGGTTATCAAAAGTAAGAAGGGTGTAGATGTAAAAGCCATTTCCCATTATGCAAGTGAAGATGAAATCGTGTTTCGTGCCGGATCCCGGTTTAAGGTGCTGAATGTCTATCAGGAAGAAACACGAAAATACGGCTTTGGAAAAGGCTGGGTAGTTGAGCTGGAAGAGATATAAAGAAGAGCCATTACTAACGCTGGTAATGGCTCTGAACTGCTCTAAAGCAGCTATCATCAGCTCTCAACAGATGAAAACATACAATTTTACCTCAATAAGCTAAATAGTTTCAATATTTTTTTTGCTCGTTTTTCTGATACTGTTTCAGTTATATACCCATCGGTAGTATAAAATCTAACCGTCCGAATTTTATGCGTTTTCAATAATGTATATACTTCATCTGGAATAACATATCTCGTTTTAAGATTAAAATGCTCAATAAAGGTTTTTCCAAGATTAAGACTCCAATATTCAGCAACAGCATCCTCTTCATTATTTAATGTAATGATACTATCATTTTCTAATTTAAGCATTAAATCGGCTCCTTTTTCCATACTATAAACTTTATCACCGCAATTATAGGTAGTCTTTAGA